CTGTACCCCTTCCAAGAAGAAGCCCACGATCTGATGAGCGACCGTGGTCAGATGATGCTGTGCATGGTCATGGGATCGGGTAAGACCCCGACTACATTGGCTGTCTTGGAGACCCTGCTAAAGCGGGATGACATCACTCGCGCCCTGCTGGTCGTCCCTGCCTCATTGAAGTACCAGTGGTTGTCGGAGATCAAGAAGTTCACGTCGTCCCGTGCCGTTGTGATAGACGGGCCTCCCAAGGCTAGAGAGACCCTGTGGCGAGCAGCCATCTCCTGTCAGTATGTGATTGCTAACGCAGAGATGCTACAGAATGACGTTCGTTATTTAGATAGGATACGCATTGATGCTATCGTCATAGACGAGGCCACCCTAATCAAGTCGCCTGCTGCTAAGAGGTCCCGTTTCCTGAAGAGGATAGGCAAGAGGTCACCGTACCGTTACGCACTCACCGGGCAGCCTATTGAGAATCGCCCCGAGGAACTGTTCTCCATCATGGAGTTTGTCGACCCAACCATTCTGGGACGCTTCGACCTGTTTGATCGCACCTTCATCGTAAGGGATAGGTGGGGCAAACCAATAAGATACCGCAACTTAAACCATCTCCATGAGAGTCTCAGCGACGTGATGTACCGTAAGACTAGGGAGGACATTCAGGACCAGTTGCCTGAACTAATCACTAAGGTGGTGCCGGTCTCCTTCGATGTGTCTGGGGCCAAGGCATACCGTATGATTACCGCCGACCTGCTCAGGAAGATCAACGAGGCCATTGGGAAGGTGGGACGTGGATTTGATCTGTGGAGACACTACAACTCCATGGGTGGCGAGGCTCAGGGAGAGATCATGTCCCGCATGACCGTGCTCAGAATGTTGTGCGACAATCCCGAGTTGGTTCGTGCCTCCGCCCGCCTGTTCAACGATACAGATGACAAAGGTAGTGCGTATGCCGATCACATTGTACAGGCGGGGTGGCTTAAGTCATTGACCAAGTCTCCCAAGTTGGATGCAGTTGTGGAGTACGTCAAGGGAATACTTGACGAAGACCCAGCCAACAAGGTGGTTATCTTTTCCTTCTTTAGACAGAACCTACGGTTGCTGGAGATAGCACTGTACGGGTCTACCAAATGCACAACCTTCATGGGGGGCATGTCGGCCCACGACAAGGAGCAGTCGAAGCGCAGGTTCGGTACCGACCCCGACGTGAGGGTGTTCCTGTCCTCTGACGCTGGGGGGTACGGAGTGGACCTCCCGATGGCGAACCATCTGATAAGTTATGACCTACCATGGTCGGCAGGTAAGTTGGATCAACGTGAGTCACGCATCATCAGGCTGTCCTCTGAGTTCCCTCACGTCACGATCACGTCCTTTGTCATGCGGGGCAGCATCGAGGAGAGGCAGTACGATATGCTCCAAGAGAAGCGCCTCATCAACCGGGCCTTCATTGACAAGGGTTACGACGCCCGTGGTCAGTACGAGATCACTTTGGGCTCCCTATCCGACTTTCTGTCATCGGCAGAAGTGTAATGGAAGATTGTGAGATGTGGACTGTGGAAGACGACCAGATGTACAACCTGAGACTGGTGGAGGAATACAAAGGTGCCAAGTTGTTGGCCGTTTCCTCCAAGGCCCGGGCCGACGCTTTAAAGAAGGAACTAAGCGACCTCGTGGACGCCGAGGGGTACGAAGGGGACAACGGTCACCTGTGGTATGAGATCGGTGACTACAAACTGAAGCGTGAGCGTCGGGTTAGCAAGACATTCGATGCAGAAGAGTGTGAGGGGTGGGCTAGAACCACTGGCCTATGGGATGAGGTTAGTGAGGTAGTTGAACTTCTGAGTGAGGACAAAGTGTTGGCCCTCGCATGGGACGATTCTAAAGTCCGTGAGGAAATCGAACGCTTCTACATTGAGAAAGTAACATGGGCATTCAAACTATGAAACCAACCACGTACTTTCAACACCTCATGGAGAGAGACCACTCCGACCTGCTGGATGAGGAATCCGAGGAACTTGATTATCCGGGTAGTACCCCCCCGCGAAATCGGGAAGATAGCCCTATTCCGAAGTCTCGATTTGATAGTGCGCTTTCAGACGCCAAACCCAAGTACTACAAGGTACACGGTGAACTGCGGGAGTTCTTCCCCATCGGTGAACTGGCACGGTTGTTGCATCGCAAGGCTGTGACGATTAGGATGTGGGAGAGGAACGGATGGATACCACATGCCAACTACCGCACACCTGCCCCCAAGGGCGAACAGATTCCCGGCGTCGTGCCCAAAGGCCGTCGTCTCTACAGTCGGGAGCAGGTCGAGTTTCTGCTCACCGCCGTCGAGAGGTTCAATCTCGACAACCAAAGAGAAGCCGATTGGAACGGCTTCAAGAAACACACCGTAGCCAACTGGCCGGTGTAACGAGAGAGATGAGAGAAGAATATGCCAATAGAATATGACGTTGCGACTGCTGAGGAAACCCCCCAGCCAGAAGTGCGAAAGATCATCAGGTCGGGCTGGGGTGCTGTAGATACCCTTAAGCGGGAGGACGCCAACTATGCCGTCCGCCTGAAGACCGGCAATGATCCTGTGCTCATCAAGTTTCTACAGGACGCCCCGTACGCCTCGTGGAGGCAGCACTGGGTCAACCGTCCCGGGCAGAAGTCCTTTGTCTGTCGTGAGGGTATGGACGACCGGGGCTGTCCTCTGTGCGATGCGGGTAACCGCCCTCGCCCCCTGTTTGCCTTTAACGTGCTCCTTCTAGAGCGTGGTGAGGAAGCGGCTCTCCGCTCATATGAGGCGGGTACCCGGGTCATCGCCACTCTGAGGAACTTCAACGAGGACGACCGGCAGGGCCCCCTGTCCAAGCACTACTGGGCAGTCAGCCGAAGCGGTACAGGGCCACAGACCCAGTACAACCACCTGCTCATCAAGGAGCGAGACCTCAGCGACGAGTGGAGTATCGTTCCCCTGACTCCAGAGTCTCTGGAGCAGGCAGAGTCCAAGGCGTACGACGCCGACATCATGCGAGTTCCGTCTTACGACGATATGGTTGCTCTGGTCAATGAAGACGTTGGAGCGGTCTAAAAGCACTAGTGGGGGTCGGGGTCTTTTCCCCTCCTTTCGCCCCGGCTCCCACTTTATTTCGTCAATAGACGAGGTACACGGGCTGGTTGAGGCCGTCATCACCCATGGGTCCTTTGCGTTTGACGTGGAGACCGTGGGGGTGCTGGCCCACCACCCTGACCTGACTGAGCAAGTGGACAGGCAGGTTGAGGAACACGTCAAGACTCTGGCCTCCGCTACGGACGCAATGGTTTCTCGTGTGCGGGCAACCAAGGAGCAGGCGATGATTAAGAACATCGCCTTGGACCCCAAGCGCAACGAGGTCATCTGGTTGGGTATTGCCACAAACGGTACGTCATGGGCCATCCCGGTAGGGCACCCGTGTGGCGAGGTCATCGTGCCAGAGGAACGTGGGGATGGTTCTACCGTCCCACCCTCTGGATACCGCAAGATACTAAAGAGCGGCGAAGAGTCGATGGCGAAGGGTAAGTACCACATACCGGCTAGGTTTAGCGATCCCCCTGAGCAGTTGTCACGAGCGGAAGTCTTTAAGGCTCTTAAACCGATATTCTTCGACCAGTCGCTAGTTAAGATTGGACATAACGTCAAGTTTGACGCTCGCACCATATCTAAGTACTACGGAGAACTGCCGGTAGGCCCATTCCACGACACCATGCTGGTTCAGCACATTATTGACGAGAACATATCCTCGTTCAGGTTGACCTCACTGATTAGTTCTAACTTTGGCGACCACAACCCCTACTTCAAACACGGCAAGGTCGGTGCGGTGATTTCTACCACACCCTTCTCCGTGGCTTGCGGGTACGTCCACCTAGACGCCCGCTGGACGTGGCTGCTCTACCAGAAGTTGATTCGCACACTCACCCTGCCCCTTAGGCAAGTGTTCTCTCAGGATGTGTCCGTCTTGGAGGTCTTGATGAGCATGGAGGACATCGGGATGCGGATTGATGTCGGGGGGCTCTCTGCGCTGGGCGACGAACTGGACGCCAAGATGCGTGACGTTCATTCTGAGATAACTGCTATCACATATCCCGGGTTTAATCCTGACTCTGTTAAAGACAAGCGTACGTTTCTGTTTAGCAGTAAGCAAGACGGTGGGTTGGGGCTGAAGCCCAACAAGTCGACAGAGAAGGGACAGGCATCTGTAGACCATGACTCTCTGAAGGCCATGAGCAGTAAGCACCCGATCATCCCCCTGTTTCTGGATTGGGCTGAGTACAAGAAGATGAAGTCAACGTATGTTGACGGCCTGCTGGAAAAGACCAATAAGGGTCGTCTGCATCCAAACTTTCATCTACACCGCACTGCCACCGGACGACTGTCCTCGTCTGACCCCAACCTCCAGAATGTCCCACGGGATACCAGCATTAGGGGCCTGTTTAAGGCTGACGAGGACAGTTTGTTGATCGTTGCTGACTATGACCAGATTGAGTTGAGGATCATGGCTATGTTCAGCAAGGACGAGAACATGCTGAAGATATTCTCTGAGGGCACTGACATTCACGCAGGCGCTGCATCCCTACTGTTTGACAAGCCCGTGGAGGAAGTCACGAGCGAAGAACGCCAACTAGGCAAGTCGGCCAACTTCCTGACAGCCTACGGTGGAGGTGCTGGCAAGTTGTCGTCCACCTCTGGTGTGACCCTAGCCAAGGCTAGGGAGATCATAAATCAGTACTATGAGCAGTTTAACGGACTGTCATTGTGGAAGCACAAGGTCGTGATGAGGGCCAAGAAGGACGGGTATGTCACCACCATCTCTGGCCGCTGCCGCCGCCTGCCGGATATCAACTCCAATAATGACGAACTACGATCTAGAGCGGAGAGGCAGGCTGTCAACGCAATAGTACAGGGGAGTGCTTCTGACATCTGTAAGAAGGCCATGATAAAGGCGTACCCACAGGTTCTCGCCTTTGGAGGAAAACTGCTAGTGCAGGTGCATGACGAGTTGGTCGTGAACGTGCCAGACGATGATCGGGTAGACTATTACTCTGGGATCATTAAGGAAGCAATGGGACACGGTAGGGACCTTAACGAAGTACCAATAGTTGTGTCAGCCCATTCTGGACGCACATGGTCGGAGGCAAAGTGACGGAAAGAACAGTAATCCCCACGTCTAAGAGAAACTTCTACTTGATGCTGTCCCCGCCAGACGCTCAGTCCATCGCTGTAAACATGGGGTACTCGCCCTCGTCAGACGATGTGTACGAAGAAGAGCAGAAGGACGTTCTCAGGAGTTGGTCCATCCTTACCGAAGCGGGTATAGTCGAATCCATGTCCGACGCAGCAGACTGGATGACCGACGTGATGGTCAACGACAACATGCTGCCTCCCGGTGAGGACGGCGAAGACATGGATGACACGGAAATAGTGAATGTCGGCTTCGACATGGATCACCCGGGCAGTGATAACTTCATGTCATTCCACAGCATCCCATACGGCGAACTGCGTAAGATGCACCAACAGATCAAGGATTCCACCTACAACACCGTTCTGGGTTGTTTGATCGGTGCCGTGTCCAAGTTGTTGGACGAGGATCTGATAGAGTTAACAACTGTCTGAGAATCAGGAGTACATATGAGTGACTGGTGGGCTGATCGCCTAGCGGGAAAAGAAGCGCAGCCTAAAGCCGCCCCGGTGGTCCGGGTTGGTAGTACGCCTCCCATTATGTTCAACACTGTTGCACCACCCGCTACGGCGACGGAGGCCCCGCCGACTCCGCAGGAGCGGTACATGGCTACCCAGACGGCTGTGGACCCCAATGAGTCGATGACCATGGGCGAGGCGATACGCTCTTGGAAGGGTGGCGAAGCCCACCGCAAAGAAGCAGGTAACCAGTGCCCAGAGTGCGGTAGCACTAACTTCTTTTCCCGCATGGCACGGGGTTCGGGCGCTGGCATCAACGGTAATCATCCAGCCCCCCGCTGTTATGAGTGCGGGTGGAACGGTCTGTACGATCAAGGAATAGAAGCAAACTGGATATCATAATAAAAGGATAACAAGTGTCTACAACGAGTTATGAAACGATTGAAGAAATAGTTAGTTCCGTTAACAAGAAGTTTGGCGAGGACGTGATGGTAAAGGGGAGCCGCATTGCGGAGAAACTCCCTCGCATCACCACGGGCGTGCTGGCCTTCGACATGATGCTTGGTGGGGGCTGGCCTGTCAACCAGTGGTCTGAGATCGTGGGCGACGAGTCATCCGGTAAGACGGCCATTGCCTACAAGACCATCGCTGCTAACCAAGAGAGGGACCCCGATTGGATTGCTTTATGGGTGGCTGCGGAAGAGTATGTCCCCGAGTACGCAGAGGCCATTGGCGTCGACTTGGACCGTCTGTGGGTGGTTGAGACCAATATGATGGAACACGCATATGACCTAATAATCAAGACTATGGACAACAGGGCCGTGGACTGCGTGGTGCTGGATTCCCTTCCAGCACTGATTCCCAATAATGAGTGGGACAAAGACATGGAAGAGTTTTCGGTGGGTCTTGGTGCCAGACTCACAAGCAAGTTCTTTAGGAAGTCTGCCAAGGCTCAGAG